GTCTTCGCCCCTCTCACTCAATCGGCCCGCTACAAGGGCGCGTGGGGTGGGCGCGGGTCGGGGAGATCCCATTTCTTCGGCGGCTATCTCGTCCTGAGTTCGCTTCGCCAGCAGGTGAGGGCGGTGTGTCTGCGTGAGGTGCAGAACTCGATCAAGGATTCGGTGAAGCAGCTCATCGAGGACAAGATCCATCAATACGGGCTGGCGAGTGAGTTCGACATTACCGATGCGGAGATACGAGGGCCGAACGAAAGCTTGTTCGTCTTTCGGGGCCTGAAAGATCACAACGCGAACTCGATCAAGTCACTGGAAGGCTTCAACGTCGCATGGGCTGAGGAAGCGCAGTCAGTTTCGCAACGCAGCCTGGACATGCTCATTCCTACGATCCGCGCCGACAATGCGGAATTGTGGTTTTCATGGAACCCTGATCAGCCGACAAATGCGGTTGATAAGCTTCTGAGGGTCAACCCGCCGGCCGATAGTATCGTTGTTCGGGCGAACTACAGCGACAACCCGTTTTTCCCGGAAGCCCTTCGCGCCGATATGGAGCGCGACAAGGAAGATGATCCGGAGAAATACGCGCATGTGTGGCTGGGCGAATATCAAAGCCAGTCGTCTGCTCAGTTCATCTCGTGGGAGACGGTAAAGCAGGCGCAGCAGCGTCCTAAGCAGCGCGGCGGGCGACCGCTCCTGTTCGGGCTGGACGTGGCGCGGTTCGGTGATGATCGCAGCGTGCTTGCCATCCGGGAAGGCGACTGCCTCGTGCGGTCGATCGTATGGGAGAAACTGGACACGCAGCAGCTCGCGGCCCACGTCCTGGAGTTCGCCAATGCGCGCAAGCCGGATGCGGTGTTTGTCGATGGTGTCGGCGTTGGCGCTGGCGTGGTCGATCGACTGCGGGCGCTGAAGTTGAAGGTAATTGAGGTCAACGCAGGGGCGAAGGCCGGGCAGGAACGGCGCTACGGGAACAAGCGCATGGAAATGTGGGCGCGTATGCGCGACTGGCTCAATGGCCGTGGCGCGATCTCGGAATACGAACTTGACCTGGCGTCCGAACTGACCGGCCCGACATATCATTACGATGCGTCCAATCGCATGTTCCTCGAAAAGAAAGAGGATATGAAGAAGCGCGGGTTGCGCTCGCCGGACCTGGCTGACGCGCTGGCATTGACGTTTGCCGAGCCTGTTGCGGTTCCTGACGTGTCGTCCTTCGTGGCGGCACGGCGCATTCAGGGAGGCCAGAGCGACCCGCTGGCGATGTTCCGATGAAATACGAAATCGGCCAAGTCCGCGCGATGATCTTCCGTATCGACAGCCCGAGCTACGATGCGGGCGTCGAAGGGTATTGGGATCGAGAGAAGATTCGCATTGAAGAGTCGATAGGGCCGATCCGGCTGGAAGAAGCCGGCGATGAAGTTGAAGACGGTTGGCTTATGACGCGCCGGAGAATTGTGGAGCGCGGGTGAAAGCCTCTGTCATTGCCGGCACTCTTCGGGATCTGTCCTACATCGCCTCGAACCTGAGAGACGCGGATCGTCACGAGATCGACTGTCAGGCGGTGTGCTGGTCGCCGGCAATGGTGGCGCTCGGCGCGCTGCGCGGCTTCGCCTATGTCGTGACGCTGGACGGCCAGCCTCATGCGGCGTTTGGAGCATGTGAGGAACAGCCGGGCCGGGGATTGTGGCACGCCTGGAGCTGGGGTGGCCCGCTGATGCATCGCTGCGTTCCTGCGATCACGCGGCATTTCTATGCGGTGCTTGGTCCGGACGTATCTGCGGCCGGTGCGTGGCGTGTCGAGGCAAGGGCCTTGGCGTCGAACGAACTGGCACTGCGCTGGCTTCGCCGGCTGAGCGCGACTGAGCGCTGCGTGCTGCCTCGCTACGGCAGGAATGGCGAGGATTTCGTCCTTTTCGACTGGACAAGGGAAAGCTGGGCAAATGTGTTTCTTCAAACCCCCGGAGCTTCGTCCGCTCCCGACGCCGCCTCGTGCTGACGATCCGGCTGTGATGGCTCGTATGCAGTTGGAACAGCAGAAGCTCGCGGCTCAAGGCGGCACGGCAAACACCGTCCGCACGGATCTCGACCCCAAGACGCTGACGGGCAAGCGGCGCGTTGCCATGCTGGGCGGCGTCTGACCATGACCGCAATGCGCCGCACGTTCCGGAACTGGGGCGGGCGTCCGTGGTGGTTCTGGCGCTCCGTGTCTCGACGCAGGACGCGATGGAGTCCGAATGAATGGAGTCCGAATGAACTGAGCGGCTCGATCCTGGCGTGGTGGGATGCCGGTGTCGGCATAACGGTTACAGGGGATGGCGTATCGTCGTGGGTAGACCGCATATCCGGTCTGGAGCTTGTGCAGTCCACAGATGCAAACCGACCCGCATATTCGGCAACCGGCTTCAACGGCTCTCCCGGACTGACATTCGATGGAACTGCTGATTATCTCAGCATGGAAAGCCAGCCATTCGGATCGGATGACGGCAATTTCGAGGTGTGGGCCGTGTTGCAGAACGACGCGGCAGGGGCGACGACGGGCAACAAGTTTGCCGTGACGATCGGTGCGCCGTCAGCTTCGGGGAATATGGTTCGAAACACTAACAACGTGATGCGGTCCACGACTGGCGTTGCGGTTGCCGAAGCGACGGGACCATTTGCGTCGCGGCATCTGGCCCGTTCCATCTTCAAGACCGGGCTAGCCTCGATTCAGATGGACGGTGGAACTGCCGTAACGGCTGTGGTTGACCCGGCCATCGGCAGCACGCGCACGCGCGTCGGGTCTAATATCTCGGACACAGCGGGTGCTTTCTGGCATGGCAAAATCCGCGATGTGATCGTGACGAGGCTGCTTGCGGAAGAAGATGCCACGCTCCTTGAGACCTTTCTTTTAGGCAGAAGGGCGCTTTAATGGCTGACAGCATTGCCCGCGATGTCCTGACCCGGCAGTCCGAAATGGAGCATGAACGGGCGGATTATGAGCCTGTATGGGAGGCCGTGTCAGAGTTCTGCGACCCTGACGGGCCTGATCTGTGGACGCATACCAACGCCAATCGCAAGACGAACCAGGCTGAAAGGCAGGAACGTCGCGGTTCTCGTGTCTATGACAACACGATCAACTCGGCTGCGAACCGGCTTGCAGCGGGTCTCGAAAGCCTGATCATTCCGCAGTCGGAAAAGTGGCACGGGCTGTCGACCGACGCGATCGATGACGAGGAGACGGACGAAGAGAAGGAATGGGCGGAGGGTCTTCGCGATCTCCTGTTCAAGCTGCGCTATTCGGCTGTGTCCAACTTCGTTCCAGCCACGCAATCCATCCTGCGCAATGTGGTGCGCTATGGTCCTGGCTACCTATATGCAGAGGAGAGTTTCGGGTCTTCGATGATCCGCTATGCCTCGCAACCGCTTCGGCGAGGTGGACACGTTCCACCGCAAGTATGAGAAGCCAGCCCGCGTCTGCGCGCAACTGTTTGGCTATGACAATCTGCCGGCGAAGATCAAGACGCTGGTGGATGATCCGGCCAAGTGCGACGAGAAGGTGGGCCTCGTGCAGGCCATCATGCCGCGCAAGGAACGGCAACTGTATCGCCGCGGCGGGATGATGGAATATCTTGAAGCGCCGTTCGCCTCATATCATGTGGTCGAGGGCGAAGAGACGATCGTCAAGGAAGCAAACTTCCGCTCGTTCCCGGTGTCGGTGTTCAACTGGCGCCGTTATGAGAACGACACGTATGGTATTTCGCCGACGATTGAAGCGCTGACGACGGTGCGCGAGATCAATGCGGTGCGCCGCACTGGTCTGCGTGCATTGCAGCAGGTGACGGACCCGGCGACGGCCTCCCGTGCCGAACTTGATTTTGTGCCCGTTCTCAAGCCCGGGCAGAACTATCACGGACTGATCAATGATCAGGGCAGGCAGTTGCTCGTGCCGATCAATGCGGGACAGAACCCCGGCCCGGCGCTGGAATATGCGACGCAGCGCGCGGAAGACATCCGCGACATGCTGTTCGTGAACCTGTTTCAGATCCTCATTCAAAACCCGCAGATGACGGCGACAGAGGCGCTGATCAGGCAGGAAGAGAAGGGGGCGCTGCTCGGGCCTTCGGGTTCGATCATCCAGTCCGGCTTTGCGACCAATCTGGACCGCGAACTCGATATCCTGGAGGCGAAGGGCCTTTACGCTGAGGACAGCATCTACCTGCCGCCTGAGACATTGGCTGGCAAGGCAGTGCGTCCGACCTTCACAAGCCCGCTGGACGTTCTGAGGAAGGCTGCGGAATCGCGCGATGCCGATCTTCTGGTGATGGCTGCGGCACAGTTGGCACAGGCCAGCCAGGATCCGTCCGTCATGGATAACATCGACGGCGACGAATACCTGCGCATCAAGAAGGAAGCAAGCCGCGCGCCGCAACGGCTGCTTCGTCGGCGTGAGGAAGTTGAAGGACTGCGCAAGGCGCGGGCTGAGGCTGCCAAGGCGCAACAGGGCATGGCGGCGATGGCTGCGGCCGGGAAGCTGGCGAAGGATGCTGTTCCGGCTGCCGTGGCGGCGAAGGAAAGCGGACTGCTAGATAACATGATGGCGCAGCAGCAGTGAAACTTTCAGCGCACTTAAGGGCAGCTATGGACGCGCATAACGTGGCTTGGCGCGCAACCTCAGTCACTGATCCGCTGGCGGGTATTCGCGGGCCTGTGAGGGCAGCCAATGACGAAATCGGTCGCATCGTCAAGATGGTAGACAAAGCTATCATGGGGGCAGGCAAATGGCCGATGAATGATGGGCTTCCGATCATGATTGGGAACGATCGTCGGCTGCTTATTCTTCGTGAGATGCAGCAGTGATCATCCCGCGCGCCCAAACATGGTTTACGCTTCCGCCTGCCTTGCCGGATGATGAAGCTTGGCTCGAACGTTTGTTGGCGTTGCTGGACGCAATCCAGACAGCGCCGGGTAGCTACTCCGCATGACGCCCGACAAGCGTTTCGATGATCCTGTGCTTGATCTGTCGGCGCAGAAGCGGCTCCGTGCTGCATTCGAGGCGTTGGAAGACGGACAGGCGGATAAGGCGCAAGGGCGGCTGATCGTCAACTTCCTGCGCTCAATCACGAGCTATGACGCCGACACGAGTTTCTGCAAGTGGATACAGGACACCG